CCTGACGACGTTCCGCGTGCCGGCCTGGGGCGAGGCGACCGAGTTCGCGGCGATGGTTCCCGCTGGGGAAACGGTTCTGCCGGTGAACGACACAGACTGGCGCGTCGGCGGCGAAGTGTTCCTGTCCGGGCCGGGGCGGCAGGTCGAGGCGATCGAGATCAGTGCCGTCGGTTCCGGCAGCATCACCCTTGCCGCGCCGACCACGCGGGCCGCGCTGTTCGTGATGCCGCTGCGGATCTGCAAGGCGATGACCGGCCTGACCGGCACGCGGGTCTTCGACGGGCTGTCGAACCGGCAGGTGACCTTCGTCACACAGGACAATGTGGACATTGCGGCGCATGACATGCCGACCGTCGGGGGGCTGATGGTGATCGACGACGCGCCGATCATTTCGCGGGGCATCGAACAAGCCATGATCCACCCGGTCCAGACCGTCGATGACGGGCCGGGCGGCGTCGATGTCCTGGCGCTGCGCGACGGGGTCGATCACCGGCAGGGGCTGGCCTTCCTGGACAGCGGCCCTGCGGCGGTCTGGCGGCGGCGGCAGTTCTGGCATGCCCTGGCAGGGCGCGCGACCGAGTTCTGGCTGCCCAGCTTTGCCCGCGACCTGGTGCTGGCGGAAGACATTGGTGCCGCCGACCTGACCGTGCGCCTGGTCGCCCCGGCCTGGTCGCCGGACCTGCTGGACGGGCGCGTGCTGACGCTGGATGACGGGCTGGGCCGGGTTCACCGGCTGGTGACCGGCATCACGGTAGACGGCGCGGACTGGGTCGTGGCCATCGCCGGATCGGCGGGGCGCGACCTGCCACCCGCGACCAAGGTGTCGATCGCGCGGCGCATGCGGCTGGACCGGGATGATGTGCAGCTGACCCATCTTTTGCCCGCGATGGGCCGGATGATGTCGGCGGCCGTGGCCGTAGGGGTGCCCTGATGGCCTTTGCGGATTTCGTGGCGCGGGTCTTCGGCAAGACCGCCGTCTGGGTCTACCGGATCGAGGTGCCGGGCGACACCTACCACCTGACCGGCTGGCCGTTCGACGTGTCGGTCGGGGGCTGGCAATCCGGCGCGGACCGGCCCAGCGACGCCTATCCCACGGGGCAGCTGTTCGACTTCACCGGGATCAGCCGGGGCGAGATCACCGAAACCACGGCGTCCAGCCGCAGCGAGGTCTGGGTGTCGCTGCCGACATCGCATCCCGCGATGATCGCGGCGCGGGAGTGGGACGAACCGGAAGAGATCAGGGTCACGATCTGGGTGACCTATCTGGACGACCCGGATGAGGAATATGTCACCCGGTTCATCGGGCGGGTCACGTCGATCGAGGTAGGGCAGGTCCTGTCGCGGCTGATCTGCGAGGATGCCCTGACCGAGATGGACCGCGCATCGGCGGCGCAGGTGGCGTCCGTCCTGTGCCGCCACACGCACTACTTCACGGAGGCCGACGGCAGCGGCTGCACCCTGGACATCGAAGACTGGCTGCAGGCCGCTTTGGTCACCGCCGCGACGGGCAAGATCCTGACCGTTCCCGCCGCCGCGCTGCAGCCCGACGGCACCTTCTTTCTGGGCATCCTGCGGTACGACGGGACCGAGTTCCTGATCGCGCGGCACGAGGGCGAAACGCTGCAGCTGGACCGCATCCCGCCCGGCCTGGCCGCCGCCCTGTCGGTGGGTGACGTGGACGTGGACATCGCCCCCGGCTGCGACCTGCGGGCCGAAACCTGCCGCGACCGGTTCGACAATATCCTGAACCACGGCGGCCTGACGTTCATGGAACGTGGCGAGACCCCGTTCGACGGCCGGAGCATCGCCTGATGTTTGTCAGACTTCTGGTCGGCCTGGCGCTGCAGCTGCTGTCGTCGCTGCTGTACAAGCCGCCGCCCGGCCCCGAGGCGGCGCAGTTCAAGGATTTCTCGATCCCGCAGGCGAATGACGGCGACCGGTTCACCGACTTTGCCGGAACGCTGTGGGTGTCGGACGCCGTGGTGGCCTGGGCCGGGGACTTCGATTCCAACGGCATCTACAAGAAGCGAAAGAAATCATGACCCAACCCGAGATCAGGATCACCCTGGCCGACTGCCGCAACCCGAAGTCGTTTGCGTGCCGCGATATGCGCGAGCTGTTCTTCTATCGCTTCGGCCTGGACTGGAAGCGGTTCTGCCGGGAAGGCATGACCGTCGCCGAACTGCGCGCACCGGGCCAGCACCTGGACCTGATCAGCCGTCTGGAACAAACCGCCATCGCGCGGCTGGCGCGGAAGGGCTGAGATGTCGGGTGGCAAGAAGCAGAAGGTCGGCAACCGGTACTACTACGGTCTGCACCTGATCCCCTGCCGCAAGGCGGATGGCGTGCTGGCGATCCGCATGGGCGACAAGGTGGTCTGGGAAGGCGAACAGGGTGACGGGTTCATCGACATCGATCAGCCCGATGCCTTTGGCGGCGATGAACGCGAGGGCGGGTTTTCGGGCCGCGTGGCAGTGATGCTGGGCAGTGCGGCGCAGACCGTCAATACCTACCTGCAGGGCCAGTTTGACACCCTGACCGCAGCCTATCGCGGGATCGTGTCGCTGGTGTTTCAGCGGCCCTATTTCAACGCAAATTCGGCCCGGCTGCCTGCGATCCAGACCAAGATGCTGAACGTCGCCGACATCCACAAGGGCTGGCTGGAAGACCTGGCTGTGGTCGAAGAGGTGCGCGGTGCGGAACGCTGCGACATCTGCATCATGGCCCTGGTCAGCGACGCCATGCTGGCCGACGACCGTGCCGCATGGCAGGGCGCAGCGGCGGCCGGGTTCATCCGTGCCCTGAAGGGCAGCGTGAATTCGGTGCAGGTGATCTTGAGCGACTCGTCTGGAATCGGCGGCTCGATACAGTTCGATGTCAGTAGCAACCAAGACTATGAGGATCTCGCGCAGCTGGTTGAGGTCGATCACAGTAAAGCACCGTTGGGAATCGGGTGGGGGCCGAACTGGTGGGCGGCTATCGTGTCACATGTCCCGGACTTCTTTGCCGAGGCCGCCGAACGATCGCGCCGCATCGGGGCCAGCGGATCCTTTGCCAACGTGCCGGGGTTCGGCGGCCAGTTCGGGGGTGAGGCAAGACGCCCGCGTCGTCGCATCCTGGTGATGGTATCCGAAGGGGTCAACTATCAGGACTTCGTGGCTACACCGGAAGATGCGGCGGCGGTCCTGGCCACGATCCCCGACCTTGAAGTCTTCTGCTTCAACACGGAAAACACCGACACCGCCAATGCCGAACTGCTGGACAACACGCCCGCCGATGGCGTTCCGGTGATCGAAGAGGATGGCGCGGCCACGCTGATCGCGTCGGTCCGCAACACCTATCTGACCTGGGTCGACCTGAACCCGGCCCATATCCAGCGCTGCCTGCTGATCGACCCGATGCGCGGCGGCACCGCGACGGCGGACCAGATCGGCGACAGTTTCGCCGAGGCGGCGCAGGAATACTTTGACGAAGGGTTCGGCCTGTCGGTCACCTTCAGCGGTGCGGATGCCAACCTGGCTGACCGGATCGAGGTCGACCGGCACTGCGACGCCGTCACCTACCTGAGCCGTTCCACCGGCAAATGGGAGCACCGCCGCGTCCGCGAGGATTTCGACATCGGCGATCTGCCTATCCTCGATGGGACCGTCGTCAAGGACTGGAGCAAGCTGCGCCGCCAGAAGCGCCGCGAGCTGCCGAACAAGCTGACCCTGGTCCACACCGACCGGTCGAACGGCAAGACCGCGTCGATCACCCTGCCGAACCCGGTTGCAGTCCGGGCTGTGGGTCGAACGATCAAGGCGCAGGATTCGCGCTATCCCTTCGTGTCGAACCCGCAGCTGGCGGAACGGCTGTGCGTCCGCGACCTGGGTGTGGCGTCGGAACCCCTGCTGACCGGTGACCTGCCGCTGGCCTATCTGCCCGCCGCATTCGAGATTTCGACCGCCGCCGTGGCACTGGTTCCGACACCGTCCGGTGGGGTTGAGCCCGTCGTGATCCGAACTATGGAGATCCGGCACGGCGCAGGAACCGACGCATCAGTGTGGCTGAAGGTTGTGGAACAACGGTTCGACCTTGGCACTGGTCTGCCCCCGCCAATCCCTTCGACCGGCACCATCGACAAAGGACAGGCCCTGCCCGCCGAGGTGCGCCTGGTGGTCGAGGCACCGTACAAGGTGATGGTCGAGCAGGTCGGCCAGGACGTGCTGGACGACGCCCTGACCGACGAACCCGGCAGCGGCCGGATCATGGTGGCAGCGGCATCCCCCAGCCCGCGCCACCTGGAAGCCATCGTCGGCGTCGATGCCGGGGGCGACTGGGAAGAAGAGGGCCGGATTGATTTCAGCCCCCGCGCCGTGACGACCGCGCCGCTGGTTGCCGAAGGCGATGCGACCGAAGTCCGGGTCGCGGGCAACGCCACCCTGTCCCGCGTGACGGTCAACCAGCTGGCCATCATCGGGACCGAGATCCTGCGCATCGACGCGATGGAACTGGACGGCGACGAGGTGGTGATGACCGTGGGCCGCGGTTGCCTGGACACCGCCCCGGCCGAC